CCGACTTCAATAAAGAAGCCGGAAAACTCAGTCTGATCCACTTGTTTCCTTCTAACTAAGTTAGCCATACCTTACTAGGATTACACTAAAACATGACAGGAGTAAATGTAAATGTATTATTTTCCTCCGACTGCTTCATTATATCGTTATAACATTTGACTCCCCAGTTAGCTAACATAAATGCTGAATAATTATCTTTTCTAGCTCTTGTCGCGGAAGATCCTCTTTTCAAATGCTGCGGCAAATCAAAACTTTGCATTCCTCTTGACGTAGTAGTATATTCTACTAGAGAGCACTGTTTTTTCGTTTGATAAATAAAATCATCTTGGTTTTCTATGAAATCTAAATTCGTCCAATCTTGTTTGTCTCCAACAAATATTAGATCTTTAGGAATATTTGTTCCTATTGTTTCATTAAAAAACTTCTCATTAGCGCAAGTCCTAGAGGCAAACAATACTTTTTTATAATCAATGCAAGCTTGCAAATATTCATTACCTTTTCTGATAAATCCAGAAGAGAATACTTGATTAAATGCTATTCTATACTCTGATAGATTATACTGAGATTTTGCTTTTTTTAATTCAATCTCTTGTTCTGAGCCTTCTGCTTCCGTAGAAAATTCTAAGCATTTAATATTTATTTCATTCTCTTTAAGAATTTCTGATTGATTACAAGTATCAATAAATATGTCTGCGCCAGCATTATCGCAAACAATCATTACGATATTAAAATGCGTCATTAAATATCCAAAATATTTAACGTGATTATTTAAATTTCCTAAGCCAGCGTAAGTGTGAACTAATATCCCAATTCCAGTATCGTCATCTATTTCCATAACAGCCATAGCAAAATAGTCCGCATTAGGGCTGTCGCTCATGTTTGGGTCAATTCCAAGTACATATTTTTTACCCGGAGTACCTTTTATTAAAGTGTGAGGATATTCATCTTTCAGAGTATACTCTTCCATTTTCTTTGCGCTAAAATAACTATCAGATCCATCTGTAAATTGAGCGCAATATTCTCGTAAAAATGAAGAATTCGAAGCTCCGCCATTTTGAGCTTCTTCGATAATATTCTTGTCGATCATGTCTTGAGGAGCGGCCTCATAACTCATTTGAGCAACAAAATATTTTGAATCTAAAACTGTGTCGCTTGTGATTTTTTTTGTCCACTCCTCGTAGGTCTTATAAAGATTTTCAAATGTGTAACTTGCGGAAGAAAGAGCAATCATTTTCGAGTTGTTGGGAAAAATCATTCTATCCTCTTCAGTCATGACTCCGCGAGCGATTAATTTATCTTCCTCCTCTCTAATCTGCATTCTTTCCTTAATGTTCTGGGGAGCTACTAGAAATGGCATCAATACGTTTTTGATTATATCTTCTGGGAGAAGTAAGAATTCATCAAGAACAAGCACATTAGCGCGAAAACCACGAATTTTTTCACCATTTAAAGGAATTGCTTTTATTGATCCGCCATTTATATCCCAGCTAAATTCGTCACCACGTCTTGATTTTGCTCCGAAGCACTGAAATAAAAGCTCTGCGCCTTTTGCTTCTGAAAATTTTTCAATATTGTTGAATATATTTCTCGCTGTCCGAAACGTAGGACCAGCAATCAATATTTTTGTTCCGGGCTCAAATATGCATTGGAGAAAGCAAAATATCGAAGCTGAGAAAGATTTTGACAATCCACGACCAAGCACAAGCATGCTGAAGTTTCTATTCATCATGCCCTTAATCATTATCTCTTGATACGGCGCAAGCTTTATTCCTGAAATTAATTCAGTAGTAATTCCTATGTTTGCTCTTAAAAATTTAGCCAAAGAAATTCTGGCGTCTTTTTCTTGCAAAGACCCATCCATCTTAGCCATTTCATCGTTTACATTAGTGATGATTTTTTTATACTTGTCTGGACAATACCACATTAAAGCTCCTTTGCGTCATAAGCGAATTGCAAATCTATATTTTTATAAATACACTCGCATGTAAAAATCTTTTGTATTACTCGGGAAGCTTCTTCACGATTTTTTACGAAAAGAAACTGAACCGATGGATATTTTTGAATAATGTTTCTTACGTTGTGAAAAATATATTCCGGAGTAGCCTTTGTATTCTTTTGATAAACATGAAAAAGATCATTAAAATTTAGTGCATTACTCAAAGACTCCTCCACTACTACGATTAAATTCGCTTGCGCTTCCACAGACCTTTCAATTTCGTTTATGAAACGCTCGTAACCTCCGCTTAGAGTTCCAATAAAATCTGAAATTGACTTCCTTTCAACATAACAATCGCAGCTGGCTTTTTTATCACTAAAAGTATAATCTCCAAATTTTAGAGTTTTAATTTCGGTGTATCTGCCGGGAAAAATTAAAGGTTTCTGCTCGCGAGTATCGATATAAATCTTGCCTATAATTTGATTCGAAACGATTGGCCCATTAAGCGACTTGTATTTATTCTTAAATCCGAGGCTCTCGCAAAGTCTATAGTAATCTCCAAAATATTGATTGTAAGTAGAAATCGGGGGCATTAATAGCGATCTCAATTCGACTTGGCAAAATGAATATTCTGCTGATTTTTTATTTTTTCTATTTATTAATAGCTCTTTAATATACTTTTCAACCTCAGAATGAGGCTTAGATTCTATCCATTTTTTTAAATTTTCCCGGCTATTAAAGTCTGTAGAAAAATATTGATCTTTATTTTTAAACTTGATAAATTCGCCCGACTGCATATCGTAGCGAGGATAATGAGTTTGATAATATTCAATCATCCTTAGCTTGTGGGCTTTAAGGTGCTTGTGAAGCCCTGATATTTCAAAAAAAGATTCGCTGCAAATTTTGCAAACATTATTATTCATTCAGTAATTCATCCTCGGAAAGGCCCATTATTTTGCATTTGATTTCGTCTAGCGAAGATAATCTATTAATTTCATCTTTAATAACTTCTCTTCTTTTATTAGCCAGCTTTATCATTTGATCTCTTGAGTCTTTCTCTTTCCATAATTGGACGAGGTTAAGAATGCTTGCATTTTCTTTAATTTGCTTACTAAGTCTTTCGCTCCGCTTAACTTTCAAATCATTGATTAATTTCTGCTGACGGGTAACGCATTGATTATACTCGTTTCTAGCGGTATTGGACGCTTCTATCAAAGTCATTGGGATTTTGCCATCACTTTCAACTTGAGTGTCGATTTGAGCCTGAACCATTTGAATGGTTTTTTGTATGTTCGAAGAAATAACCACCTCACTGGAAAGAATAATATACTGATCAACTTCTTCCTGCGTCAAATCTGGTTTGTCGAAACAGTATCTAATGAATGAACTTTCAAAAAGCTCTCGATCCGTTTGCGAGTGATAAGAATTTATCTGATGAATAAATCTATAAGTATGCAAATACCCTACAAGGGTCATTAGGGAATTTTTTTGTTGAGCTGAAACTTGATCTTTGTTTATTCCATCTAAAACGTAACGGTTTACCTTGTTTAAAATTTTTTCGAACGATCTGGGCGGGCGATAATTTCCCTCGGGAATTTCTCCAGCATCCGCGTAAGATACGATATTCGGCAAAGATTTTATATAATCGTTAACCGATCTAGTTTCTACGTTTAAATTTGATAATTTGTTGTTTTCAAATATAATTCGAGCGATTTGAACTGGGGTCATTGTTGACGCATTTTTTTCAATATACTCTTTATGCTCGTCGGTAAGCTCGGAACGCTCTTTTGGCTCATATTCGGTTTTAGATTTTGCTTTTAGATTTTTGCTGGCTAAAAAATCTTTTATTGCGCGACCATAAACGCTTCTTCCATCCTTTAGTTCTTCAGCAATATCTGGAAAAATCAAAGAAGTTAGGTCTTTTATTCCGGGAAGACTTTGGTTATCGTTAGTATTCCATATCTGTAGGATTTGCAGTTCTTGCTCTGGCGAAAGATCTATTTTTTTCATATTAAATCTATTTTATCTTCCCCGATAGCTTTTAAAACTTTTCTTATAATGCTCTTTTTGATATTTTGTATTTGTTTGTATCCGGGCTTACGATTAGCTTCGCAAGTTTTAAATTTCATTTTTTTAGCAATATATTCTTCGGAATTTTTTTCTATAAAATATAGTTGATAAAATTTATACTCATTCTCCTTTAATATTTTCGGTAAAAAATCATTTAATTTTGAAATATTGTGTTCTAAACTAAAAGATTCGTCTTCTTGAGCTTGAATATAATTTGAGTTTTCTTCTGTGGATTGGCATTTTTTTATGTTTAAAGCATGTTTTTTAGTCTTTTCCCATTTCGCATATAATGGACATGCAGCGCATTGTTCGTTATAAATAGCGCAGCCATCTCCTCCAACAGCAGCACCGCATTTTACGCATGGCTTAGAATAATTTCCGTAATTATTCCTTATTAAATTCTTGATTTGGTTAGAGACTATTGCGTTTATCCAAGGCTCAAGCCTTTTAGAATCGTCAAAAAGTGGCCATTTCTTAAAGATGTGTATTTTTATAATCTGGGAAACATCTTCGAAATCAATCGAGGTAGACTCAGACAAAAACCATTTATTGCGGTGTTTGTTTATTTCAGCGTCAATTAACTCTATATAATCTTCGAATTTTAAATTATTTTTCAAGCGCTTCGGATTAAATCTCTGATAGGAGTGCCCGTCATTGTTTCGTATGGAACCTCCACATCAAAATCAATTTTGGAAGCGCTTTTAGCGAGCGAAATATTTATTTCTCCTTCACCATCATCTTCAATTTCATCTTTAATTTCATTCGCAGTCGATTTTGAACTTCGCTTGGCGGAAAAAGAATTGCCGCAATTCTGACAGAATTTAGCCAAATCTTCAGCGGGCTTACCGCACTCTATACAATACTTCATAAAAGATTATATTGAACAATAATTAAATTTTATAATAAAAATATGGAGATTAAAGTCGTAAACTTCAACTCGCTCAATTTGGAAGAAAAAATTCAATTACTGCAAAAAAATCAGAACCTACTTTTAAAGTATCATCCGGATAGTGAATTTGTAATCCGAGAATATCAAGATAAAAATGGAAGAATCTACAAACACTACATTGATTTGATAAAAAAATATCAAGGCAAAGTAGTTTATGGTGAGAATTTTATGTTATTTTTTCACATCATGAAAATAAATAACCAAGACGACACTTCCGAATATGCTCGGAAACGAGCAGGGGGCGAATTTAGCGATGATGGAAACTGTCTTTTCGCCGAATATATGGTGGGAAAATATTCAGCCAAAGACTTAGCTAGTCTTGAAGAGTATTTTAAAGATAAAAAGTAGAGTTTATATCTTACGTTCGACACGAAAGAATAAATTCCGTTTCTTTCGCTAAGTATAAGCAAAGAATTTTAAAAAATGCCAGCGTTTAAAGAAACATTTTCGTATCATCATCGCTTTTAGCGGGAGAACTTTTATTGGCCAAGCGTTTGATAAGATACGCAACAAGCTCCGAACGCTTAACATCCTCTTCGCTAAATTTAAAAGTGAAAACTCCGTGAGATTGCGCTTCAACGTCATTTTCAAATAAATTAAATAATTTTTCAAATCCGCCGCCTCGACCCTGATTCAAATCAGTTTGCATTGGATCAGCAAGGATAAACATGCGCGAAAAATGTCCAAGACGAGTCATGGCAGTGACTAATTCCTTGTAGCTTGAATTTTGAGCTTCGTCCAAAATAATTGATTTTGAATTCCAATTTAATCCACGAATATAATTGATCGGAAAAGTATGAGCGCGAGAATCATCTTTTAATTTTTTCGCATCTAATCCCGAAATTAATTCTTGAATCTTGTCCCAAAATGGCAGGTTGTAAAAGGCTAGCTTTTCCTCTGCGCTGCCCGGAAGAAAACCCAATTTAGAAT